TCAACACAGACAATGACCGCTATGAGTGCACCATCGGTAACATCAACGATGATGATGCAGCTAAGCTCACAGGCTTGGGTATTAAAGTGAAGAACAAAGAGTCGATGGGTAACTACATCGTAGCTAAGAGCAAGTACTTGTTCAATCCTACCGATGCTAACCTCAAAGAGATCGACGTTAAGGATCTCGGTAACGGCTCTAAGTGCACAGCCGTGATCTCTGCGTACACTCATCGTATGTCAGCTAAGCACGGTAATGCTCCTACAGTGAAGAAGCTGATGGTTACCGAGGTGGTAACATACGTGCCTGAAGAAGCTAAAGAGGAAGATGAAGCCCTCTGATACAGAGCGTCCTAAGTTAGCCATCATCGACGCTGACATTATCTGTTACCGAGTAGGTTTCGCTAGTGAAGACGTTGATGAGGCTATCTGTACGGCTCGTGTGACTCAGTTGCTCCATGAGATTGTCTACGATGAACTGCGATGTGAGGACTACAAAGCTTACATCACAGGTAAAGGTAACTTCAGGAACGACATAGCAGTCACAGAGCCTTACAAAGGTAACAGGAAGGACGCTAAGAGGCCAGTACACTATCAAGCTATCCGTAACCATCTCCAGCGCCTAGGTGCAGAACTGGTAGAAGGACAGGAAGCTGATGATGCAGTGGCTATCGAGGCTACTTCCACTGGAGGCTGGATTGTCTCTATCGACAAAGACCTAGATCAAGTGGCAGGGTGGCATTACAACTTCGTGAAGAAAGAGGAATACTACGTTACTGAAGAACAAGGACTTCGTAACTTATTTACTCAGGTGCTCACAGGGGATCGTATAGATAACATCATTGGCTTGAAAGGCATTGGGCCTAAGAAGGCTGAAAAGCTTCTACAGGATTGTAAAACTGAAAGGGAATACTATGACGCTTGTCTCAAAGCTTACGATGGTAATCAACTTCGTGTCGATGAAAACTTGATGCTCTTATGGCTACGAAGAGAACCAAACCAAATGTGCCCTTATCTTTCTACCTTGTTGGGTGTCAGTGGAACGTCAAGTACGTAGAGGACTTGAGCGAGTACGGTAAGTGTGATTGTGCTACCCAGATGATCTACATCAAAGCTGGTATGAACAAGAATTTCACTGAGCAGACATTCTGCCATGAACTCGTACACGCTATCATGTTCTCTATGGGTCACACCAATCAAGATGAGGTATTCGTGGATGCCTTTGGACAGTTATTACATCAGTATGAGAGGACTAAACTATGAAACTGTATCTAACAAAAGATGAGTGGTATCCAGTTTACGGTCTTTCAGAAGAAAACAAACCTTATTTGAATCAACAAATAGTGGACGTTACTCCTGAAGTATTTGAAGCATGGAAGAAACTTGAAGAAGAGTTTGATACGTTCCAAAACATGTTACATAAACTACCTAAAACAAGTATTAAAGCAACAGAGAACCTATGGTAACTCGTAAGACAACAAGCACACAACGGGCTAATGCTCTGCGTAATGGATGGCGTAGCGGCTTAGAAGAGAAGGTCGCTAAGGCTCTCACTGATGCAGGTATTCCCTTCACGTATGAGAAGACCAAAGTACGGTACATCAAACCAGCGAGTGAACACCAGTACACACCTGACTTTGTACTTGACAACGGTATCATCATCGAGACTAAAGGGCTGTTCACAGCGATTGATCGTCAGAAACACATTCTGGTTAAACGACAACACCCTCACTTAGATATTCGCTTTGTCTTCTCCAATTCGAAGCAACGTCTAAGTAAAGCATCTAGAACTACCTATGGTATGTGGTGCGAAAAGAACGGCTACCAGTATGCTGACAAGATGATCCCTGAACATTGGATTAAAGAACGTAGAAAGAAGGTGAGTGATGGAACTTACATTACAGAAGGAAAATGATGACGGTAGTGCAGACTTTGATCTGACTATCTCTCCTCTAGAGGTTCAAGCCTTGGTTAATCTAGGTTTGATTACAGTGTTGAAACAAGCTATTGAAGAAGGAAAACAGTATGTCCCAAGTGAAGCTAGTGTGGGTAACACCTCAAGCGGAACAACTAGTTGCAAAGATGGCACGGGTGAGCAATCCTGCGAATCAGGACAATGCAGTCACTGCCCCAAAGCTTCTTAAGTATCTCATCAAGAATAAGCATTGGTCTCCTTTCGAGATGGTCAATGTGTGCGTAGAGATTGAGACTACTCGTGACATAGCTCGTCAGATCCTTCGTCATCGTAGCTTCTCCTTCCAAGAGTTCTCACAGCGTTACTCAGTCTCTGAAGGGTTCATCCAAGACTCTCAGGTGCGCTTACAGGACGAGAAGAATCGTCAGAATAGCCTCTACACGGACGATGTGAGTCTTCAGTACTGGTGGGAAGGTATCCAGCGTAGGCTCGTCGATGAAGCTAAGTTTATGTACACAGCAGCCTTAGACAAGGGTATCGCTAAAGAGGTAGCTCGTAAGCTTCTCCCTGAAGGTCTTACGATGTCTCGCATGTACATGAATGGCACTCTTCGTAGTTGGCTACACTATATCGACATCCGTACAGATGCAGCCACGCAGAAGGAACATCGTGATGTAGCTAACCAATGTCGTGATATTATCTACTCTGAATTCCCTACATTGAAGGAACTTTATGGGCAAGATAGTAGTTCACTATAAACCACCACCGTTCAAGCCAGACTGGACTGATGGACGCTACAAAGTCTACGTGATAGACCACCCTCGCCTAGGATGTCGTTTAATTACAACATCTAAGGTACTTAAAGACTACGGTAACGGAATCTTTGAGACACAATGGGTGGTGTATCATCCTGAAGACGGAGACTTTAATGACACTTGACGAATACTTCCACGCAATCAATAAACCACAGAAACTTAAACATGAAGATGAAGGAGTTAATATGTTTTTTCAGAAAGCTAAAGAATACGCCCAGAGTTTAAAAGATTATTGGACTGTCCTCTACGCTTGGGAGGAGCCTAATCCTGAGCATGAAGTAACAGACTTCTACTCTTTTGAGATGCACACAGCATCTTGGTATGACAGTGACGAAGGCAGAGAAGTTCCAGCCAAAAGCTCTTTCGTATTTGGAGATCATGTAGGCGATGAAGATCCAACATGGTCAACAGTCTTAGATAAGATCTTAGATGAGATGAATAAACATTACGGGTATGATGTTAAGTCTCAGGTGTATTACGTTGTAGATTTCCCTACAAATGATCTTTATCCAAATAAACGAGGACGTATGCTCAACGCTGAAGTCTTAGATCAAGTCTCACTGGCTTTCCCTGAGATCTTTGAGCGTAATCCTAAGTGGAATGAACCTAAGAATATCTTTGCTTGATAAGATAATAAGACAATGAGAATCTTAGCAATTCCCGACACACAGTGCAAGCCTGAAGCCTCCCAAGAACATCTAACTTGGGCGGGTAAGGCCATCTGTGAATACCGTCCTGATGTAGTAGTACATTTAGGGGATCATTGGGACTTCCCTAGTCTCAGTAGTCACGACAAAGCAGGTAGCAAGTACTTCGAAGGTAAACGCTACTTAGCTGACGTAGCAGCAGGGAATACAGGGATGATGACTCTGTTGAACCCTCTTCATGCGCTACAAAAGCACCAGAAGGAGAATAAACAGAAGGTGTACAAGCCTCGTATGGTCTTCTTGAAGGGTAACCATGAGAATCGACTCACTAGGGCTGTTAACAACAATCCTATGCTTGAAGGGTTACTCACCTATGATGACCTAAACTTGAAAGATTGGGAAGTACATGAGTTCTTACATCCTGTTTTTATCAATGGTGTTGGGTTTAACCATTACTGGCCTGTTGGAGCCATGGGACGCCCTGCTGCTTCTCCTGCCGCTATCATTAGTAAGCTTCACATGTCTTGTGTCGCTGGTCATCAACAAGGAAAACAGATCGCCTACGGTAAACGTGCTGACGGCAAGCCTATCTGTGCTATTGTTGCTGGTAGCTATTATCTGCATGATGAAGACTATATGGATCAGCTAAGCAATCGTCATTGGCGTGGCTTACTGGTGATGAATGAAGTAGAGGATGGACACTTTGACGAGATGTTCTTATCAATCGAATACCTAGAAAGAAAGTATGGACAAACCAACAATCAAACAAATTGAAGAGTGGCAAGCAGGGTTGAATGGTACAGCTAGCTACGATGTAGTTAGTAAACCAAAGCATTATATGCTCTTTGAAGACAAAGGCATTGAAGTTCGTGATGTTATTGAGAAGTTAGTAGATAAGTGTTACTCTGATGGCTTAGCTACTCAAGGGTCATCTTTGTTCATCTCAGATTATGTACAACTTATGCAGTACTTAATGCGCTTCATGGACAAAAATGGTGTGGAAGACCTCAAAAAAGCTCGTTGGTATCTTGACAAAATGATTTCAGCGTACTAAAATGCCTGCCCTCTAAAAATAAGGACAACAAACAAATGACAGTAAAAGAAATGACTCCCTATGAGACTTACAT